CAATTAGCAAATTACCAATAATAGTAGTAGACATTTCATAAATATAGTAGTATATTATACGTAATGTGTGATATACATTTAGGCACATTAAAACAAACATAGGCAAAATAGGAGGCTTACATTATGGCTACATTGGCTGAAATAAGAGCGAAGTTAAAATCCCAAGAACCTAATCGCTCAGGTTCACAAACAGGCGGAGACAACGCCATCTACCCACACTGGAACATATCAGAAGGCTCAGAAGCAGTTGTTAGATTCTTACCAGATAAGGATCAAGGCAATACATTTTTCTGGACTGAAAGAAATATGATCAAACTACCTTTCGCAGGTGTTAAAGGTCAAACTGATTCAAGACCAGTTACAGTACAAGTTCCTTGTATGGAAATGTATGGAAAAACTTGTCCAGTTCTAACAGAAGTTAGACCATGGTTTAAAGACAAAAGCATGGAAGATATGGGAAGAAAATATTGGAAAAAGAAAAGTTATATTTTCCAAGGTTTTGTTGTCAACAATCCGTTATCTGAAGACACAACACCAGAGAATCCAGTTAGAAGATTTATTATTGGACCTCAAATCTTTAACATTATCAGAAGTGCGTTACTTGATCCAGAGATGGAAGAGTTACCAACTGACTTTGTAAAAGGTGTTGATTTTAGAATTAACAAGACAACTAAAGGCGGTTATGCTGATTATTCTACATCAAAATGGTCTAGAAGAGAACGTGCTCTAGACGAAGCAGAAAGATCTGCAATTGATAAGTTTGGTTTACATAACTTAGGTGACTTTAGACCAAAAGAACCAACTGAAGCAGAAGTTAAAATAATCAAAGAATTATTTGAAAAATCTGTAGACGGTGAGGCTTATGATCTTGAAAAATATGGACAATACTTTAGACCTACAGGAAGTTTTGCAAGTCAAGTATCTGTACCAAAAGCAGATAGACCTGCTCCAGTGGAAAAGACTGCTGATCCGGTAAATGCTGAAGTTAAAACTGAAGCACAACCAGTACCAGCGGCTCAACCAGCACAACAACCAGCAGGTGATAGTGCCAAGAGAGCAGAAGATATCTTAAAACTTATAAGATCAAGACAAGCGAAGTAATCTGACATTTTACCAAGGCCTTAATTGTTGACAGTTGAGGCCTTGTGTATTATAATAAGGATAATATGAAAAACGAAATTAAAAAAGCAATCGATTGGATATTGTACAAACAAATACCTGCTTGGGTAATAATTGTAATAATCATCCTTTGGATTTTAATATAAAACATTATGACAAAACCATTTGACGCAACAAAATTTAGAAAGAGTATTACGAAATCAATTTCAGGATTAGGTATTGGATTTAGCGATCCTACAGACTGGATTTCAACAGGAAATTACGCATTAAACTATTTGATGACTAGTAATTTTAAAAAAGGAATACCGTTAGGCAAAGTAACTGTACTTGCAGGAGAATCAGGAGCAGGTAAATCTTACATAGCATCAGGTAACATTATTAAAAATGCACAGGATCAAGGTATATTTGTTATACTAATTGATACAGAGAACGCATTAGACGAACAATGGCTACAAGCATTAAAAGTAGACACATCAGAAGATAAACTTATGAAATTAAGTATGTCTATGGTTGATGACGTAGCAAAAACTGTTTCAGAGTTTATGAAAGGTTACAAAGAGCAACACGCAGACAACAAAGAAGGTGCACCTAAAGTACTATTTGTTATAGACAGTTTGGGTATGTTACTAACACCAACAGATGTTAATCAGTTTGAAGCAGGTGAGATGAAGGGTGATTTAGGTAGAAAACCTAAAGCATTAACGGCACTTGTAAGAAACTGTGTTAATATGTTTGGAAGTTGGAACGTAGGACTTATAGCAACCAATCACACATACGCATCACAAGATATGTTTGATCCAGATGATAAGATATCAGGAGGACAAGGATTTATATATGCATCAAGTATTGTAGTTGCAATGAAAAAATTAAAACTAAAAGAAGATGAAAAAGGCAACAAAATATCTGACGTAAGAGGTATAAGAGCGGCTTGTAAAGTTATGAAAACGAGATATGCTAAACCGTTTGAGGGTGTACAAGTTAAAATTCCATACGATACTGGTATGGATCCTTATAGTGGACTAGTTGATTTATTTGAGAAAAAAGGAATACTAGTACAAACAGGAAATAGATTAAAATACGTCGATCCTACAGGAAAAGAACACATTGAATTCAGAAAAGCCTGGGTTGGAGCCAAATTGGATATGCTAATGGATGATTTTGATAAATTATCTAGTGCATCATCACAAGATGATCCACCCGAGGCAGAATAATGGTAGAAATGACACACGATGATATCGAACGTATATGGGACTCAGTTGTACACTTCATTCCTGAAAAACAAAAATTAGACGCCGCAGTTGACTTTGTAAAAACTCTTGAAAGTATGGGAGTTGAAGAAGCAGAGATAAAAGCAATAGGAGAATACGATCCAAAATTAGAAGAAGCGGTTAATACAGTTTTTGAGGAATACGAAGAGGAAGACGAAACTTATAACGATCGGTATGAAGATGATTAATTGGTATAGTGAAGTAGCAAGAAACTTAGATAAAATTCCTGATTGTATCAATTATTTTGATACTGAATTACAAAACGCAAAAAAAGAAGTTAGAATATACGGTAATCTAGAAAAAGCATCAGCGGCATTACCCGGTATAGTTGAGCATAGATTTAATCAATTACAACAAATAGAAGCAATACTTGAGTACCTTAATATTGAATTACGTAGAACAAGATCAAAATCATTTAAAAAATTCTTAGAAAATTATAATAGAGCATTGTCCAGCAGAGATGCAGAAAAGTATGTTGATGGCGAACAAGACGTTGTTGATATGGATAAAATTATTAATGAATTTGCATTATTAAGAAATCAATGGTTAGGCATCACAAAAGGATTAGATCAGAAACAATGGCAAATCACAAACATTGTTAAACTGAGAGTAGCAGGAATGGAAGATGCCGATATCAAATAGAATAATACTTACAGACGTAGACGGAGTACTGTTAGAATGGGAGAACCATTTTACTGAATGGATGTTACAACGTTCTTACTTTGAAACTCCAGTTGGAGAAGGATATGTTGGTAAAAAAATTTATCCATATACGTTGTTAGATGACAAAGAAAATACTTACGAAATGGCAGAAAGATTTGGTCTAACTAAAACAGAAGTAAGAAAAGAAATTAGAGAATTTAATAAAAGTGCTTGGATGGCAACACAACCACCTATGCCTGGCTCACAAACTTGGGTAAAATTATTACACGCAGAAGGTTGGACATTTATTCCTATAACATCACAAACATCTGATATTCCAGCACAAGAAATACGTAAAAGAAGACTAGAAGAATTGTTTGGTGATGTTTTTTACAACTATCATATACTTGATACAGGATCAGATAAAGATAATGCACTTGCAGAATTTCACGGTACAGGATTATATTGGGTTGAAGATAAACCAAAAAATGCTCAGGTAGGATTAAATTATGGATTAAAAGTATTATTATACGACCATCCTTATAACCAAGATTTTAATCACCCTCAAATTACCAGAGTAAATAATTGGGAACAAATACACAAAATATTAGTAAAATGAAAATATACGTAGGTCACGATAGTAGAGAAGATATAGCATATCAGGTTTGCGAACACAGTATAAAAAGAAGAGATCCATCTGCAGAAGTTATTGCTTTAAAACAAAGACAAATGAGAGAGCAAGGGATTTATACAAGAGCAGTAGATAAACTTGCAACAACTGAATTTACATTTACAAGGTTTTTTGTACCATACCTAAACGATTACAAAGGCTGGGCAGTATTTTGTGACTGTGATTTTTTGTGGAAAATACCTTCACATGAACTTGTAAAATATTGTGATAATTCCAAAGCAGTGGTTTGTGTACAACATGATTACAAACCTAAAGAAGGAACTAAAATGGATGGGCAAGTACAAACTGTATACCCAAGAAAAAATTGGAGCAGTATGGTCCTTTGGAATTGTGAACATCCAAAAAATAAAATATTAACACCTGAATTATTAAACACAGAGTCTCCAAAATTTTTACACAGATTTAGTTGGCTAGAGGATAATGAGATTGGATCTTTACCATTAGAGTACAATTGGTTGGTTGGTTGGTACAAAGAACCTAAAGACGGTACTCCTAAAGTATTGCATTACACATCTGGTGGTCCGTGGTTTGATGGATACCGTGATTGTGAATACGGCGATGATTGGAAGAAAGAACTTATAAATCTCTTTTCATCATAATGAATTGGGACAAATTAAGAAAAGCACACCTACGTAAAGAACCTGTTGAATTTATATATGCATCAGGCATAGTAAAACTCGATGAGTACGATAGACTTTACGAAAATCAAAATAATTTAGAACATCAAGTTTGGAAAGATTTTTATAAAAAATATAAAGTAGATTATAAATTTTATAAAGATTTAACAGAGTTTGATAAAGACAAAGAAATAATTTGTTTATGGTTTTTTAGAGAAAGAGCAGATAGATATGCAGGCGCCGATATAGATATTGATGGCAAACTTATTACATATACTAGTAATACATTTTTAATTACAAAATCTAAAAAAATAAAAATACTTACAAAGAATAAACATTGGCCTCATAGACCATTTTTACAATTGGATATAAATGAAAAAACTTTTGACAAAATGGTAGAAAAGTTAAGATAAGTATTGTATATGGCAAATCATAAAGACAGAATGTTGCAAAAAATAGAGCAATTAGGATTAATTGTTATCCATACTGAGATTGCACCATACGGTCCAGGAACTCGTAGATACATGGTGGGAAAACATATAGAAGAACCTAAAAGATCTCATCAAATGGGCAGTGGTAAATGGCAAATGACGCAGGGCAAACAGGAATGGCTTACTCCAGAACCATTGACAGGCATAGAACTTGAAGAGTGGTTATCGGAGTATGAACGAAGGTAAAAAATTTTTAGAAAACTGTTTAACATCCGAAGTTGTACACGATCCGTGGCCACACCAGGTACTTAACAACACATTAAGCACAGATACATTTACAAAGTTACGAGATCAGTGTATTGAAAAATTAAATTTTAAAACAACTGAATTACATCATATATTTCCAGACGATTTCAAAAAATGGGGAATAGATTTTTACGACGAAACAGTTGATATATGCACAACTCTTTTAAAAAATATAAAAGAAGTTTGTGGAGTTTATCCAAAACATAGAACTTATCCATATCTAGGAGTGAATGCACATATATCTGTAACTCCTCCTTTACCTTATAAATTTCATATACATCAAGAAGGTTTAGAAAAAATTTGGAGTTCTGTAACTTATATTACACCAGAAAAAAACGTTGGTACTAAAATGTACAATGCACAATTTAAAAGTGCTTTTGTTAAAGAGGCTCCGTGGGTGCCTAATAACACATTTATATTTTGTGGACAAGAAGGATACACATGGCATTCATATGAAAGTGACCAAGAAACGAATAGAATAACATTAAATCTTTTTATTCAAAAGACACGTAAAAATAAATGTTTTATTGAGTTTACTGATCTTTAATAAGATCTTGTAGTGCTTTTATATCTGTTCTTAAATGTCTTTGAACTTTATCCCAAACAAAATTATCTCTATTATTAATGTTTAAGTTATGACGCACTTGTTTTCCAGTTTCGTCAAACATCTTTTTTGCTTTAAAAACCACTGTAGGCAAATAAAGACATCTGTTAAGTTTACGAGCAACTTTCTGAGTATATGAATCAACGTGCCAATGCCAAAAAAATGGTGGTGCCAAATATCCTAAAGTATTAATCCAATTTTTATGCACAGCAAAGTGAGCCGCTGGTAGGACTTCGTCTGACCATAATGTAGGTTTATCTAATTTAAATTTTTTTGTGCCCTTCCATCTTCCATCGCTTGGCACTACCATTAAAATTTTATCATCATACTTATTAAATTGATCTACAATTAATTGATCCCAGTGTTCTGTTTGCACTTGTACATCATCGCCCATTAACATTACAATATCATGTTTGGCTTTGTCTGCTAATAGGTTCCAACTAAAACAAGTCGACTGGTTTGGTCCTACAACATAATATTTTTTAGGTAATAATTCTTTATACCTTGGCAAGTGTTCGTCGTCATCATTAAGATAAAATAAAATTTGAATATCGTTTTTTGCGGTACTTTCTGCAGTATCAACTAAACGTCTTGCAAGTTCAGGACGGCCACGAGATGGACAACTGAAAGAAATCATATCAATTTGTTTTTCCAAGTTTCTGGTGTATGTTCGTTTATTATTTCTAATGGCAAATGATACTGAAACTTTTTTGTACCTCTTGTTCTTATGTAATCAGCAGTCTTTTTTACTGCTTGTCGCATATTAGTTGAGGTGTTATATCCTAACAACTCCCTTGCTTTATCTGACGAACAAGTTGCTAGTTTAACTTCTTTGGGTCTATCTTTATGATGTATTGGATCTAAGTTAACTCCTGTTTCGTTTGCACAGGCTTCAGCAAGTTCGTTAATAGTAACAGGTTCTTCGTCTGGTCCAATGTTTACAACTTCACCAACAACATTATCCTGAAAGGCAAGTGCGTTTAAACAATACAAGCAATCATCTATATAACTAAAACATCTTTTTTGTTCTCCGTCTCCGTATATAATTGGTTGCTTACCTTGTAGCATTCTGTTTAACATAATTGACATTACGTTTCTAAATGGGTCATCATATTTTTGTCTAGGGCCAACAATGTTGTGTGGCACAGCAATAACGTACTCAACTCCGTGTGTGTCACATAAATTTTTTAATACTTCTTCTCCGGCTTTCTTTGCAATACCATAAGGATCTTGTGGACGACATTCGTAAGTTTCTTTGTATGGTACTTCGTCATGATGTCCATATCTCGCCATACTAGAGCAATACACAATACGTTTTACTTTGTTTCTTATTGCCGCAGTTATAGTTGTAACAGATGCTTCAAAAATATTTCTTGTAACTAACACTGGAGAAAACACTGATAGTCCTTCATAGGCAGTTGCCGCAGTGTGATATACTATATCACACCCTTCCATTGCTTTGGTTAAGTTTTCTAAATCACAACAGTCTACTTGGTGGAACTCTACATCCTGAGGCACGTTATCTGTGTAACCACCTATCATATTATCATTACCAGCAACGGTATGACCTTGTGATATCATTAAATCTGCTAAATGAGAACCTAAAAATCCTGCAACGCCTGTTATGAAAATTTTCATATATCTATTTAAAAATTTATTTTTTGCTGAATACTTTATCTGGCCAATGATTTAATAATAATCTAAATCCTTTTTTTATAATATAATTTTCTACTTCTAAATTATTAGTACCATATTTTTTTGTATTATTGTTTAATTCAATCATTAAATATTTGGTATTTTGTAAAGTTTTTTCTGCACCTTTTAACACTTCCATTTCATATCCTTCAACATCTATTTTAATTACATCAACACTTTTTAATCCTAAACTATCAAC